ATCATCTATACTTGTAACATTTACATGGTTATTTAATTTTAAGAATAATTCAGCGGAATGTCCTGCTAAAAACCCAATTTCAATAACATTTTTAATATTATTAAGATCACATACACTCTTTAAATGTGTAAGCAATTTATTAGCATGTTCATCAACTTGTGTTATATATCCTTGTCTAATTTTTATATTGCGCATTTTGAGAAATTCACATATTGAATTACAGTCATTGATTTTACATATAGAATTTGTAGTGACCTTGTTTTGTTTTACAACTTTATCAATAGATGAAATTAATATCGAATTTTGAATCAAAATATCTATTTCGCTATCTAAATACCATTTGTTAAAACTCTTCATACGTTTTATCTTATAATCTGATACATCATAGTTAAAGTGAATAATATATGGGTCAATGTTATTATAATTGTCTCTATAATATTTCCCATTAGGGAATAATCCGAGGTCTAAATATTTATGGTTAATCTGTCTAGAAAATCGTCTTATATACTGTTGGTCATTCTGAAAACTATCAATATTTTTGAGAATTGTATCGTAATTCGTAATATTGATAGTGTTTTCATTTGACTTCATCCAAAAAAACCCGGTACACATATTAGGAGTTAGGTTTTCTTGATGGTCATTTTGAATTAATAATTCGGTTTCTGGTTCTAGACAATCCAACATATATTTAAATGGATCTTTTTCAAATACAATATCTCCATCTATAAATATAATATCATTACCTAATATCAATTCATTGTGAATAATATATATTTTATATGATGTGATGGATGCCCATAGTTTTTTTCCAATTTCATCAGTGCTTTGAGCTGCTTTATATTCAACCCAATTATTTAAATATGAATCGGTTACATCTACTTGTACTACTTCATTAAAACAATATTTGTTTTTAAAATAAGTATACGATTCATTACCAATACAATATATTTTTAACGATTTTTCTATTCCTAATTTCTTCAAAGAAATCAACAAGTTATCAGTTAGATGTTTATATCCGTCATTGGTCAATGTGATTATTTTTAATTTATTTAAAAAAATATTATCCGGGAAAAACAGTTTCCATCCTATTCCACCCCCATGTAAACCATTAATAACCCACGAATAGTTTGCTTTATTGTTCGCAATATTTTTATTTGTATAATGTTGATATTGTTTATGTTTTATATAATTAACATATTGAATGTAGTTTGAAACTGTACTACCTTCATATCCAATAAATACGTTTGCCTTTTCACATATATATTTTTGTAATAAAAATTGAACAACGGAGTGATCGGTAATATTCGGAAAATACTTGTTCAAGTCTATGCTCTCTATAATATCTTCAGTATATGTAATATTACTATCAATAGTATTGTTGATATTAGCCAAATATAATGTATCTTTTCTGTCTGACATGATTACAATTTCATTGTTACATTCTTTATATTTTTCTATTATTTCTAGAACATGTTGTATATTATCATTACATCTAGAATTTACAACACTTGTTGATAATCGCGCATCGCCAAATCTAAAATGAATTCCGATATAATTATCGGGACAAATTAGTTGATTAAAAATACAGTAAAATGTTTCGTGAAGATGAGTTAACGATTCGCATATATTTGACATTAATTGATAATTAGTAGTAGACGTTAAAAAGTTATAAAAACATCTTGAGGCATTTGACTCGGTTATATAAATATATTCATGTGTCCAGGTAGATATGTCAAACACAACTAGATTTCTCCCATGTAAAAATGTGTTTATAGTAGTATTATTATTAGTAACATCACTATTCTGTAAATAATAAATGTCCTTATCTACGAATCCTATTTGTGAAAATTTATTTCCAAATAATAATTTATTTGTTTTTTCAGTATCGTTTAACAGTTGTGTATAGTGGTCTGGGATAATTCCATAACATACTTCTATACCATGAGGCAAGAATGCTTTATAATCATTATTAAAAAAGTCCATAAATGTTCCATAATCCCAAGAAGATCTACCACAATGACATAGAGGATTTCTTATTAATAAAATAAGTTTGCGATTGCTGATATTAGCTAAATAAATTGCGGTCTCTAGTGAAAATAATTGATTACAAAACCCTACACCACTAAATAATTCATAAACCAAGAATTTCATTATATATTATATATTATATTGATTACACAGAAATATTTGTTATAATAAATAACGTAAAAAGAATTAAAAGGTAATGACTTAAATAATATATTATGTCATTAACTATCCATGAAAATATAGTAAATAAATTAAACAATTTTATAGAGAACAAGAAGATACCTAATTTGATATTTCATGGTACATCTGGTTCTGGCAAGAAGACATTATTATTTAATTTCTTGAAAGAAGTGTATAAAAACGAAACCAATTTTATGAAAAATTATGTCATGATAGTAAATTGTGCTCATGGAAAAGGTATAAAATTCATACGTGAAGAGTTGAAATTTTTCGCAAGAACAAATATTAATTTACAAGACGGCAACATATTTAAGAGTATTATATTATTGAATGCGGACAAACTCACAATTGATGCGCAATCAGCATTAAGAAGATGTATCGAGTTATTTAGTCACTCGACTAGATTTTTTATTATAGTGGATGACAAGTATAAATTGTTAAAGCCAATTTTGTCTAGATTCTGTGAGATATTTATACCGGAACCAGTAATAAACGGTAAGGAGGTTAATTTACATAGATACAATTTAGACGCATGTTTTTCAGTTTTAAAATATGACAAACAAAAACGTACCAAATTTAAGACTGAATTTGACAAAATAAAAGAGGGTAATGTGATAGAGATAAGCGAGTTGTTGTATGAAAAGGGGTATAGCGCTTTAGACTTGGTGGAATATATAAAAGAATTGAAAATAGAGGAAATAAAAAAATTCGAATATTTAGTATTTATTCAAAAGATAAAGGGGGAATTTAGAGAAGAGCGATTATTGATGGCATGTATATTAAATTTCGTATTAAAGCGTTTAGATTACCCATTAGAAAATATTTCTTTTATGTAAATGGATGACTATTCAGTATCAAGTTTACAAGAGTCTAGAAACGAGTGGTGTGCGCGTTTAATTAACATTCTTACACCTTTAGTAATAGAGGGATTTAAATCTATATTTGATGAATCGTGGAAATTATGTGAGGAAAATGATGAATTAGAGAAATATTTAATGACGTACCAGAATTTTTTAGTACGTATTCCTAAGTGGAATCCAGCAATTGTAAATGCGGAAACAAGTCGAATTGTGGAAAAGAGTAAGTGTGGATATTTAACTGATTTAATAAGCTGTGTTCACATTATTCAATTAAAAAGTTTGACTTGTATGCGAGTCGGTAATAAGCAGAAGAAGATTGATATTAATATTCCCACATTGAGTGATTTTGTTCATAAAATATACATAAACGCTGCGAGAAAAATATATACCAATATTTATTTGTTTGAGAAAAATATAAGCCCTCTTCAAATTCAAAAACATAATCGCGAGTTGGAATTAATAATTAGAGAGCAAATATTGAATACGATTAGAGAGAATATTCCAGTTGAGAATATTTTAAAGGTATATTTGGATGAAACGATTGAGGATGATACTCAAGTTGAAGAAAGTGAGGAAATTATTTCAACCGAACCAGTTGTGGAAGAGGAAGAAGATAAGTCAGAAGAGAATAATATACAAACTGATGAGGTTGAAAGTAAAGGCAATGCCGAAATAGAGCCGTTGGACAATGAACCGACACGAGATAAACTTCGTTTTAATGATATAGATAATGCCATTGGAATTAATAAAAGGATGGAGGATATTTTAGCACCTAAAACAGTAGAAAGATTAGAGCAGATTAGTCGTGATAGGAACGATTCTAGGAAATTAGATGAGCACTCAGATAGTGATGATGATGATGATCGGCTAAAAATAGGCGAAAAGATTAGTTTAACCGATATGGATATACATGATTTAGAAAGACCAAGGCAAATAAACAGAGTGCCAATTGGTATGGAAGAAATTGAAATATTGGCATAATTATACTTTTAGAAACATACTTTTAAAAAAGTATGGCAAAATAGGTAATTATATTTTTAGAAAACACACTTTTTTAAAAATATGGCAAAAATATAAAAGATTCGTAAAAATAGAAGAAACTTTATTTTAGTGTATTGTAAATGACAGAAGTATTTATATACGCTTTAGCAATATCAACTGTTTTTTTCTTATTTAAATTCTTAGAAATGAAATTTGTGCCAGATGACGAAAAGAAGCCATTAAAAGTAGTGATAAAAGAATCATTATTTGTATATTTTGCGTCGGTAGTGGGAATCTATTTGTATTCACAATTTGATAGCAATCGTACCGATGTAAAAACTGGTGGTAAAACAACAATGGCATTTGTTGATAATCCATCCTTTTAAATTTAGATTTATTGTTATTTAGATAACAACTTTGTTACATTACTATATTAACCAAAAACCATGAGTAAATTTTTATTATTTATTGAAATAATAAAAATCATAAATTAAACAAACATAATTACTTGGCACTTACATAATTACTTATTTGACGGGATTATAAATTATTGAAAATTGGGAATATTATCCAAATTCATAATTTTAGCATTTTTACTGAGTTTCTTCTTACTTGTTATGTAGTTTTTAAACAATTCATGTCCTAATTGAGCGGAAGGAATAGCACCATGAATGGTTCTTGCTATCATTTTATATAATTTAAACTCAGGATATCTCTCTTCACCGCTATTCTTATACAAAATATTTCTGCCTTTATCGTCGATTAACCAATCGTTAACGATGCTGGCTAATTTATTTGTCTTAATAATATCTTCAGCTTCAAATATATCTTCTACAAAATGGTCATATAAACAACACGCTAGTCTACATAAATCGAAACTAGGATTTGGTTCTAGTCGAGGTTTATTTTCGTCCATGTAAGGTTCGCAATTGTATTGGGAACCGGCGTCACCCTTTGGATGAAAGCTATCACTGCACATAAGTTGTCCATTAAATTTATAAATAGCTCTACCAAAATCGATTATTTTGTATATTTTTCCATAAGTAGGAACCTTATAAGTAATATTGTTAAATGTATAATATAAGAATTGCTTTTCGGTTGGAATATACATGACATTATTTGTGTGTAAATCATTATGTGTAAATGAAAATGCTTTTTGAAATACAGATAAACTAATAATAATTTGGAACAGACAAGAAACCCATTCATGGTCTTCCAATAAATCTTCTTCCATCAAATAATCGATTGTGTTTTCACATTTTTCCAATGTAATCATGTGTACTGGAAAATTTAAAATAGAACAATATATATCTCCAGCATCGTCATCATCGTCATCGTCATCGTCATCTCCATCATCGTCACCATCACCATCATCGTCACCATCACCATCATCGTCACCACTGGCATCGTCGTCATCATTTGAATTTTCATCACTGCTATGGTCAGCATCAGTTCCATCAGAAGTATTAGACGACTTGGAACTATATGTAGAAGCCGAAGATATAGATGCTGATTTCTTTAACATATGATTATAAATACAAACATCACTCAAATCTATAACTTGTAGTGAGGCCGATGGTGGTTGTCCAGATAAAGTCTCAAGAGATCGTGTTTGTTCTGATTCAGTATTAGAAAAAACAGCAAAATCATCCATAGAAAGAGTATCTAACTCTATTTTATCTAGTTTGTCATTAATCATAAGCTTTTTCTTATTTGTACGAGAGTCTATATTAAATATTTTACTATGTTCATCATTTTCAATGACATAATAACGATTTTTATTTTCATGGAAAAAGTCATTTTCGTTCAAGTAATCTATATCATCAGCAATATTATAAATAAATTTCTTTTGTTGACATATAAACGCACCATAATAATCTATACTATTTAAAAAATCATAATTATGTAATAATTGACTAGATAAATAGGTAAAAAACGCATCAACATATGAGCTATTATTTTTGTCTAGTAATTTAGGAAAAGCATTACTAGTATTAAATTGTGGCAATGCGATGGTAGAGTTTCCGGATAGATCATATTTGCCGGTTAGATATTTGAGCGGGTCTAATAAAGGGGAAAATTTACAGAAAACACTTCGCTTCAACATATTATTTGAATTATCTGCTACATTTACCTCTAAAGAGTGTGTATCGACCTCTTCGTTAATGGAATGAAGATAGTATTTTTGATTTAAATTAATACTATTAAAATTGGATGTGTTAAGTGAAAAGAATTTTTCATACAATGGCACATAGTTTTGTAGTTTCTCTAAACCTAATGTAGAGTTTTCTAACTGATGAAATAATTCCTCGTTTTTGTTTTTTCGATAATACAATGAAAAGTTCATTCTTTATTATTCTTAAAGTAAATATAATATTTCATTTAAACTTATTTTTCGTAATTCATTTATAATTTTTTTCTGTTTAGAAGTTAATCATGTCGTTGGATATGAAAAAATTTGATATGAAAAATATTAGCTTTCGACCAGACGAAAATAAGGGTCCGGTCGTAGTTTTAATTGGAAGAAGAGACACTGGAAAAAGTTTCTTAGTAAGAGATTTATTATATTATCATCAGGATATTCCGATAGGAACAGTGATTTCTGGCACGGAAGCTGGTAACGGATTTTTCAGTGAGCATGTACCGAAATTATTTATTCATGATGAATATAATAGTGGAATTATAGAAAATATATTGAAGCGACAAAAAACGGTATTGAAACAAGTGAAAAAGGAGATGGATGCTTATAAGCGAACGAATATAGATCCTAGGGCATTTGTAATATTAGATGATTGTTTATACGATAACAAGTGGACAAAAGATAAGTTGATGAGATTATTATTTATGAATGGTCGTCATTGGAAGATTATGTTGATTATTACAATGCAATACCCACTAGGTATACCGCCAAATTTAAGAACAAATATTGATTATGTGTTTATTCTAAGAGAGCCATATATTGCGAACAGAAAGCGTATTTGGGAAAACTATGCAGGTATGTTTCCTACATTTGAATCATTTTGTCAAGTAATGGACCAATGCACAGAAAATTTCGAATGTTTGGTTATCAACAATAATGCCAAATCGAATAAATTACAAGATCAGATTTTTTGGTATAAGGCGCAAAATCATAGCAATTTCAGATTGGGGTCGAAAGAATTCTGGGAATTATCAAAGGATATCAATAGTGATGAAGAGGATGAAGTATATGATCCAAATAGTGCTCAAAAACGCGGGGCTGGGCCGAAAATACAAGTTAAAAAGAGTAAATGGTAAGAAAGTGGGATATTGTATTGTAGTATATGATGTCTATTAAATTCGCAATAAAAATAGAATATTTTTTTTGTATTATTATATAAATGAGTAAAAATACAAAACCTGAACTATCAACAACAAATAATGTAGACGATATTCCTACGAATAGTGTTATTAATTTAGACATTAGTGAAAAAGCATCATCCGCTACAATAACTAAACCAGCAATTGACCCTACAATAACTAAACCCGCAATTGACCTTACAAAAAAAAAGCCAATTGATAATAAACCGACAGTTACACCAGCAACCGTCGTGCCTGTAAAAACATCAAAAGATCAAAATAATGATAATACTGATAAAACTGATTATAAACATACGAGAGAGTTCGTTATTTTTCAGAATGAAATAAAGTCGCTTGTTAACAATAATATGTTTATTTTAAAAGAATGTAAATCAAATAAGCGATTATTGGATATTAAATACAGTGAACTTAATACGTATATTAATTATATTCAAATATCGGTCATCGTTTTATCAACCGTTTCTGGATTTTTACAATCTACAAAAAACTATTTTGAAACTTCTGAGGCAGTTGTATCTGTATCTGGTATTACAATATCTACATATATCAGCCTTATATTATCGGTTTCAAAATATTATAAATTTGACGAGCAAAAGGAAAGAATACACAACTTGAGAGAGAAATATGCTAATTTACATAATAAAATAGAATATAGAATGGATATATTGGGGCCACATACAAAGGAGGACCTATGGGAACATCAAGACGTGAAAGAAAAATTGAGCGAATGGTCTAAAATAAAAATAGCAATGGACGAAGAATATTTGTCATTAATCGAAACAAAACAATCTTTGACGACTGAATTTGAATCTATTATGGATTCCAAAACTAAAAATGAAAATTATATTAAGGATCGTGAATTAGTATTACATAACCGTCTACAATTATTTAAAGCACTGAAAAAGCATAAAAAGTTGGAGGGCAAAATTAATGCAAAAGAAATATCTACGGATTTCACGAGTGCTATTAAATTACCAGATGACGATTTAAATAATTGGGATGACCCGGTTTAACGTTCATAACCGCAATTTTTACAAGTATGATATGATTCACCGTATAAGGAACTTTCTACTTCTAGTTCAAATTTATGTTCTCCGTGCTGTATAACACATGCTTGTATAATTTGACGATCAATCGCGCTTATTCTCTTTTTACACATGCTAATGTTTGCTTTATATTCTCTTATTTTATTATACATATAGCGCTTGATATCTTCTTCTTCAGCATTACCCTTTACCATTTTAATGATATAATTTTTTACAATTATATCATTTTACGAATTAATATTATTTATTACATGCTAATGTTTATCTTTATGGTTAACTCCATATTTATCTCAATTATGCTCCCAAAGCAGAGAACCCTCTGTCATTATTTGTACTGGTAACGATATTGTCGCCTTCAAATAATTCATTCTTTACATCATCCAATGTGGCATTTTCACCCATAGCCGTCTCTTGTGTATTCATATTGGCTACTGAAACCAAGTCACCGTTCTTATTAATGGTTTGTGTTAGCTTATTACCGGATTCAAGTGCCTTTTTCTTATTATCCTCAATCGCCTTCTCCTTTGAGTCCTTGACACGCTTGTCAAATTCATCCTTTGCCTTATCCTCGTTCTTCTTCTTTTCACTCATTAATTCATTGAGCGTTTCTTCCATATACTCAACACGACCCGTCTTATATGCCTCTGGGTGGAATGGGACCCAAATACCAACTGGGCCAACATACACATCGTGATTAGGATCATTTTGTCTCAACATCTTACATCTGAGCTCGGCCTCTTGTTGAGTAGGAAAAACACCACGAACCTTAATACCACGAATCGATGTCTGGAACGAATGCTTCTCTCCGAATTCCTTCTCAAGGCGATCTTCATGCTCATCTAAGAAGTTCTTAAAATCGTCTTCAATGCTAGTGTTGATCAAATTATCGCGCTCATCCTTCGCAAATTCTTGGAAGTCTTTAGTAAGTTTGTCAAACTCAATATGGTATTTGAATGATACAAAATTCAAAAATTGTGTAAATTTTTCCATAGACTTGCTAAAATCCCATGTCTTAATAAATTGCTCAAATAAAAACATGTCCTTTTGTTTTAGAATATGTTCTGGAGAAATAAAAGACAAACATACAAACTTCTGACCGGCCATTGGTTTGTCTTCGTCCAATAAGTCAACATATTTAGCATTTTCAGTACCGTCTGGATTTGTTTTTAAGTTAACATTTGCCGGAGGAATATTTGACGAGAGTGGATTATTAGAAACGATAGGTTTAGAAAAACTCATTATAAAATATATATCCTATTAATATTTAAGTGTTTTTACGAACTATAAATATTATGTCTTTTAAATTCAATTCATTTTATTTCAAACAATTATTTTTTCTTTTCAAATTATATATAATGTTAGGAGGTATGTTAGATTTAGGTGAATTAGTCAAGAGAGCCATTAAATACCTTGTTGAAGGTTTGATGGTCGCTATCGCGGCATATGCCATCCCCAAGAGAGGTCTTAACTTGGATGAGGTTGCCCTTATTGCTTTAACCGCAGCTGCCACATTCAGCATTCTCGATACCTACGTTCCCAGCTTGGCTGTAGGTGCTCGTTCTGGTGCTGGATTCGGTATAGGTGCCAATCTCGTTAGATTCCCTGGTGGGTTTTAGAACAATCATTTAATCATTGATTTGTATAATATTTATTAAACTAATTATAAATATTATTTAACTAATTATAAATATTATTTAACTAATTGTTAACATTTAAAGAATATTTTACAATTATTGTATAATGACGGTTGTTGAGTACATTTGGCTAGGAGGTAATAACGAGTTTCGAAGTAAAACTAGAGTTCTTGATAATGTAAATATTGCTGCTATATCTATCAAGGATATACCAGATTGGAATTACGATGGCAGTTCTACTGGTCAAGCTACTGGGCGCGAATCAGAAGTAATTATCAAACCCAAAACATTATTTAATAATCCATTTGGTCAACCATATGATTATATTGTGTTATGTGATACATATTTGCCAGATGGATCTCCGCTATATAATAATACTCGTATCGTAGCCGACATGATATTTAATCAAAAATTAGATGAAGAACCATGGTTTGGTCTAGAGCAAGAATATTTTTTAATTGATCCGACTACAAATAAGCCACTTGGATTCGATGAAACCGGAAAACAAGGACAATATTACTGTAGTGTTGGATGCGAAAATGCGTTTGGTAGAAAATTTATAGATGAACATTTTAGAATGTGTTTACATGCTGGAGTTAAAATTGGCGGTATAAATGCCGAAGTTGCGCCAGGACAATGGGAATTTCAAATCGGACCATGTGTAGGAATTGATGCTGGCGACCATTTATGGACCGCAAGATATATTTTGCAGCGCCTCGGAGAAATCCACAATGTGAAAATCGATCTTAGTCCAAAACCATTAAAGGGGGATTGGAATGGGTCCGGATGTCATACAAATTATAGTACTAAAAATATGAGAGAAGGTACTGATGAAAAGACTGGATTAAACTATATAGATGAAGCCATTGATAAATTATCAAAAAATCATCAAGAACATATGAAATTGTATGGAAGTGGTAATGAGGAACGCATGACTGGTAAGCATGAAACAGCCTCATATACTGTATTTACAGATGGTGTGGCAAATAGAGGTGCTTCGGTAAGAAGAGGAAACGAAACAATTAAAAATAAGAAGGGGTATTTTGAAGATAGACGACCTAGTGCTAACTGTGATCCATATTTAGTGACAAGTGCCATTTTTAAGACGACCTGTTTAAACGCTTGAAGATATAACTGGCGTTTTAAATTTTAAAAGTTTTATTTGTATTTTATTGTTATACAAATAAAATTGATTTTGATTCTGACATTATTGTTATTGTATCAAGTTATAATATGAACTCACCATTAGTGTTATTTGAAAGGAGGTTGCCGAGAGAATTAATATTTATGATTCAGCGTTATATAAGCAATGATTATGTACATAATGCTTTAAGCGAATATAAATCATATTTGATCTATGAACAGAAGCTATATGATGAATTTTGTTACAATCAATATGTATTGCCAAATTGTTATTGCCATAGGCTTTCCCAAAAATATCTTAAGAAATATGATGGATGTGACCATTGTAGAACATATGAGTCATTATACTATTACAAATTGCCACAATATTTAACGTGTATTATGGACGATAATGACTACGCAATTGAAGATCTAAATTACGGTAGATAAAGCTTCTATTGATTGCTATTGCTATTGCTACTGTTATTGCTATTGCTACTGTTATTGCTATTGCTATTGTTATTTTGCCAAGATAAAATAAAAATAAATAATTATGCGTATTAGTACTCGCTATGTGACCACGAGATAGATACATATCTAAATAGTAGGTATAAATTCCCAATCCAATGATTCACATATTTTTTTCCAGATTTCGTCTTGTTCAATGCGTTTTTCGCGATCTTTTAACATGGGAAAATAGGGTAAAAATTGGGGTTGATCTAATAATTCGCACAATTTATATACGGTATAATAATAATTCAAAAAATTGACACGATCATCCGGACAAAATTTCGCATATGGGCCTTGAATTTCCATAAATAAATTACACAATGATTCCTCTAGTTCGGGAGTCATGACTGGTGGTTTGATGCCTAGTTTATCCTTGATGAATGGTATGTGCTCGTAGTATTTATTATATCCTAGTTTTTTAAGAATATCCTTTGCCTTTTTATTGTTTAATTGCGATAAATCAATACGTTCCTTGCGTATTTGATTTTTAATGTTTTCTAGCACTTCTTCTGGGATTTGCGTTGTTTCTTTCGCTTGAAACTGTGCTAATATTTCGCGAAAGTGGTTTATTCGTTTATAAGCATAAAAACAAGCCTCTTTTGGTGGTTCTTTATACGCCGATTTTTCATTTTCAACCAAATATTGAATGTGTTTATGACACTGATTACAAACAAGAATACCTTCATGGTCAATCGGAATTAATTCGCCCTTTTTACAGTATTGACAAATATCGGTTTCTACAATAAATTTATTTAAATTAATAAAGGATTCATCCATATTTGACAAGTATTTCTGAACACTGTCTTTATTTATTATAGTGGTCTGTGTGTCGTCATTCGCAGAATTAATCTTAAAAAAATTGTTTAATAATTTGGTCTTATTATTATTCAAAGAAACGTCCTTCTTATTTTCAAAATAATCAAATATATACTTGCTATTATTCAAATAATAGTCCTTTTTATATTTTTTGAGACCGTTTATTTTTTGAGTTATATCATACAGCATATCTTTAATTTCAATTTTATGATCTATCGTTAATGACGTGTCAGTTGATAATAAGTTATTAAAATACTTCTTCTTTGCCCGTAATTCTGGTAACGTTTCTTCCTTTTCTTTCATAAATTCCTTTTCAAGCTCTTTATGTTTACTATCCAATGTTACAATACTTTTTTCATCTAATATAATTTTTTTATTAAAAATGATTTACTTTTAATATATATTTGTTGTAAATCATTACCAATCGTTTTAGCAAAAATACTAGTTATATTTTAAGTTATGTTTTCTCTCTATTTAACAAAAATGAATATTCACATTGATAATTTTGATACGAGAGAAATTAGTACAGAATTATTGAATAGAATGAATTATTTACATTCTTATTTAGAAAAGGATTGGACTATAAAAAAGAGAGATGGTTGTTATATAATGACGAAAGAATCAAATAAAATAATTATATCAGATTCATGTGATTATTCAAAACTAAAAATGAACAAGGATTGTACGAATAAATGTA